ACTGGATCAGCCAATTCACCAATTGGGCCAGCACAGACACATGGACTTGCAACAACGGCGTGCTGAACATTGGGGCATGGTCGCTGGCTGTTGATTCAGGTTCGGCGCTGACAAAGACCACAGCCATTAGCAGCTTAACTACGACAACCACGATCACCGTCAACGGTACAACTGACGTTACATACACCGACAACACAGGTACTCGCGTAACGATCCGTGAGCGCACAGACAAGCTGTTGTCTACCTACGTGACCATCAACGGCACGCCCGTGGGCGGCACGGTTGTTGACGGCACGCTGCGAGCCGGATGGGTGCCGCTGTCAGCGGCTCGCGTTATCACCGTGCAGCCCGCCGATGCCGTGCGAATCGCGGCAAGCTACTACGGCTCCAAGCCTACCGTGTTCAACATGCTGGGCAGCGAGATCGACAAGTTCACGCTTTCGCTTGATACTGAACCCGCGATTGACACGACAACCAACACCACGATCCGCGATGCGATCACGGCCAGTTTTAGCACGGTCATTAACGGCGCAACTCTTGAAGTCACGATCAACCGGACGCTCAAAGAGTACACGCCCAAGCAGGTGCTGGCCGGACTGGATTACTACATCGTTTCGCGTGGATTCTTGCTGCACGGGGCCATCGCGCAGAACAACAATGCAAGCCTGTACTCAATGAGTGAAGGCACTATCGTTACTTATTCCCAGGCCTACAAAATCCGCATGGCAGACCTAGACTCTGGCGGCAGCGCCATCGTGCCGACGACCGTGGGCTACGAGGTGCCGCTGGTAATCTACTACGAAGACCCGATAACTGGCGTCAAGTCCACCATGACCGTGCTGAACGCATCAGGCGCGTTCCTGGGCACAGCGCCTTGGACGCAAATGCAAGCCAGTATTGGCGATGCGGACCAGTCCAGCATTGCGGCCAAGGTAGACGCCTCAACCGTGCTGGCGAAAGAAGCGACCAGCGCAGCCATCAAAGCCAAGACTGACACCTTGGTAAATGGTCCAACACTTGTGCAAATTGAAGGGTCAACCGTTCTTGCGAAAGAAGCCACACTTGCAGACAAAGCATCGCAAGCATCGGTGACAGCCTTGGGCACTCCAATGCAAGCCGGTGAGGTGGTTGATGCAAATATCGTCAAAGTCAATGACGTCTTTATTGACGGCGTGGGCACTCAAGCAGATCCATTTGGGCCAGTATGATGCAAACATGGGATGCTTGGGGCGGTGCGTGGGGTAACTCATGGGGCTTCTCATGGGGCTTTTCTGAGCAAGTACAGGGCGGCGGAGGCTCTGGCAAAACCCAAAAGAAACGGGGTTGGGCAAACGAACGCGCAGCCTTGGAGCAATCGCTTACATTGCGACAGGCTCAAACTGTTTTGCGTGAAGTCAAGAAACCCGAAGCCGTCAAACTCGCTCAGAAAATCAACGCTTACGAAGTTGGTAACATTGATCTTGAATCACTGAGAATTGAAAACGCTCAACTGCAAGCAAGACTTCAAGTCAAAGAAGAATATCAAGCGGAAATGCAATTGGCCCAACAAGCAATTCAGGCTTACATTGAAGACGAACAAGACGCCATTGATGCATTAATGCTCAGTGTTGAGATGGATTCAGACATTATTTTGAATGCATTTGCAAATTAGTTGCAGAAAAGCGACAATTAGAACAACGGTATCCACCCAGCCGTTTTAATGGGTGAGTTTCACAGGGTCAACGATGAACACACAGGCAGAACAGGACGACGACACCACGAACGACGACACCGCAGTCATCGAGGACGAGGCCACCGAGCAGCCCGAGGCGCAAGCCGAAGGTGAGCAGGCCCAAGCCCAAGACGACGAGGCCGAATCCGACGAGGTTGTAGTCTCCATTGGTGAGGAAGCGCCGCCTCCCGAAGAACCAGTACATGCACCTGAATGGGTACGTGAGTTACGAAAGACAAACCGCGAACTTCAGCGCCAAAACCGCGAACTTCAAACAAAGCTGCAAACCACAGTACAGACTGAGACCAAGCCGGTCACGCTAGGCCCAAAGCCAAAACTTGAAGATCACGACTATGACGCTGACAAGTACGAGGAAGCATTGACAGGTTGGTTTGAGCGCAAGCGACAAGCCGATGAAGTCAACGCCAAGCAAGAAGCTGAAGTTATGAATCAGCAAAAAGCCTGGCAAGCTAAGTTGGATGGCTACGGTAAGGCGAAAGCTGAACTGAAGGTCAAAGACTTTGAAGATGCCGAAGCAGTCGCTCAGGAGTTATTCAACGTCACCCAGCAAGGCGTTATGTTGCAAGGCGCGGATAACCCCGCACTTGTTGTCTACGCACTCGGTAAGAACCCAAAGAAGGCGCAGGAACTGGCATCCATCAAAGACCCCGTAAAGTTTGCCTTTGCGGTAGCGAAACTGGAGAAAGATTTGAAAGTTACCAACCGCAGGGCAGCCCCACCGCCCGAAAGAATCGTGTCAGGAACTGGCCGAGTCTCTGGGGCGGTGGACTCAACCCTCGAACGGCTGAGAGCAGAAGCGGAAAAGACTGGAAACATGACGAAAGTCATCCAGTACAAAGCGCAAAAGCGATCAGCTTCCAAATGATTTTTTAATTTAGGAGCCCATCATGGCTAATGCATTTTCTAAAGAAGAACGTGTCGCGTTTGAAAGTATCCTTGAGGGTTTTCAAGACGCCCTCGTTTTGTCCCGCAACGTGTCCGTGTTTAACACTGACAGCACCAGCATGGAGCGCAGCCGCGACACCATCTGGCGTCCAATGCCCTACATTGCAACATCTTTCAATTCGACTGTTGGCTCGTCCATCTCGTCGAACTACGAAGACATGACGCAATTGTCCGTCCCTGCGACCCTTGGGTTTTCCAAGACAAGCGCATGGAAACTGGACGCAAAAGAACTGCGCGACGCCTTGCAAGAAAACCGCCTTGGCCAAGCTGCACGCCAAAAGCTGGCCAGCGACATTAACGTGTCTGTCATGAACGTGGCCGCTAACCAAGGAACTCTGGTCGTGCCTGTTGCTGGTGCATCTGGTGACTACGACGATATCGCCCTGTGCGACAGCTTGTTGAACGAGCAAGGCATCCCAATGGAGAACCGTTACCTCGCACTGAACAGCCGCGATTACAACGGTCTGGCAGGCAACTTGGCCGCAACCACTCGCAGCTTTGGCAACAGCAAGTCTGACAAGGCCTATGAGCGCAGCTACGTTGGCATGGTCGCAGGCTTTGAGACCTACAAGCTCGACTACGGCAACCGCATTGCAGCGCAAGCCACAGCGGTCACCATCGCCACCAACGGCGCTCAAGTTCGCTTTGTGCCCCGTGCCACCTCCAACTCGGTCGGCGGTCAAATCAACGTGGACAACCGCTATCAAACAGTGACTGTGAGCACCACCACCGGCGTCAACGTTGGTGATGCTTTCACGATCCCTGGCATCAACGCACGCCACCACATCACCAAGCTGTCTACCGGCCTGCCCAAGACCTTCCGAGTTATCTCGGTGGACTCGGGCACGACCATGACAATCAGCCCCCCGATGATTGGCGCAAACTCTAGCCCAACCGACCCAGAGTTGCAGTACCAGAACATTGAAGTGGCCAGCACATCCGCTACCGCAACGCTGAACTGGCTCAACGACAACGCCACCGGCGTAAACTGCTTCTGGCACAAAGACAGCATCGAGTTGCTGCCCGGTCGCTACGCTGTCCCCACCGATGCAGGCACATCCGTTATGCGTGCCAGCACCGACCAGGGCATCGAGCTGGTGATGCAAAAGTTCTACGACATTGACACCATGACCACAAAGTATCGTCTGGATACTTTGTACGGCGTCACAATGTCCAACCCGCAAATGGCTGGCATCTTGCTGTTTAATCAATAAGCAGCACCAAAGAATGGGGGGCTTTGGCCCCCCTTTCTCTTAGGAAAGCACCCAAAAAGGCCAAATGATGCAAGACGACATCCGCACCCCTCGACACAAAAAGCCGGTCAAGATTCGCAAACCCTCTCAACCGCTGGACGGCATCAATCATCGACTTCTGCGTGAACAAGCCGCAGCCCAAGCACAGCAGACAGACGAATTCAAACCCGACGACACAGAACCCACCCGTGAGGAACTGGAGGCCAAGGCCGCAGAACTTGGTATTCGATTTGACGGTCGCACAAGTGACAAAAAATTGAATTCATTGATTGAAGCCAAACTTAAATGAAAATCGCTTTCCGCAAAACAAACGCCCCAGGATTGATAGCCGGGTTGTTTAATCGCTACACAAAATGGACGCTCAAAACAGGCTATGCCCATGGTGGCGTAGTCATTGGTGATCAACTTTGGCACACGACAAGATCGGGGTTTTTGGCGGAAAAGTTTACTGATCAGGAAAATTGGGATTTGTTTGAAACACCAGTAACGGATAAAATCGCATCAGAACGGACTACTAAAGTTCTAAAAATGCGGTATGACCCGTTTTCGCTGCTTGGTTTCAAATTGCCCTTTAGGTTTTCTGACTCAAAAGGTTTGTATTGTTTTGAAGTCCAATGGATCGCGTTGACGGGGATGCACCCCAATCAACCCATCAGCCCTGACAGTGTTATGGCTGAGATCCTGAGGATGCTTAATGCGAAAAGCAATCAAGCTTGCGCTCACGCTGTCAGCGATAATGACGCTCACGGGTAGCATACTCATTCCAATTGTTCAAACATTTGACCCAGTCATGCAAAATATCATCTATCGAATTCTGTCGCTTCCTTTGATGGTAGCCGTGGCCTATGGTATTTATGGGAGTGAGAAATGACAACTGATGAATACACAACAGAAGCATTTGGATTCAAGGTCTTGTTGGGTGGTGGTGCCATGACAACCTTTTCAACTTGGCTTTCATCGCTTGATTGGACTACAGTGATAGGTGTGACTGTGATGATTTGCGGTGCAATCCTGCAAATCATTGGCTCTCTCAGAGCCAAAAAAGCTGATCAGCGTGAGCAAGAAAAACACGCTATTGAAATGGCTGTTTTACGCAAAAAACTGGAGGAATGACATGGGATGGACAAAGCGCCAATTTATTGAGCAAGCCTTTGACGAAATCGGGCTGGCCTCTTACGTTTTTGACCTGACACCTGAGCAACTTCAATCTGCCCTTCGGCGTCTCGACATGATGATGTCCGCATGGAACGCCCTTGGCATTCGATTGTCCTACCCACTGCCATCAAGCCCTCAAGACAGTGACCTAGACGAACAAACCAACGTGCCCGACAGCGCCAATCAAGCCATCTACACCAACTTGGCAATTAAGCTGGCCCCGTCTTACGGTAAACAAGTTTTACCAGACACCAAAGCCACAGCCAAAGAGTCTTACAACACGCTCCTGTCACGCGCAGCCATGCCGATGGAACAGCAACTTCCTGCAACCATGTCAGCAGGCGCAGGTAACAAACCTTGGCGCATTGACAACCCATTCATTCGCCCACCATCTGACCCCGTTTTAGCCGGTGGTGATGGCCCCATTGAATTTAACTAAGGACAATCATGGCCAACATCAATCAACTATCAGGACTTAGCCAACTTTCGGGTGGCGATCTAATTCCTGTGTACGTCCCCAATAACGGGGATGCTCGCAAAGTCTCAGTAACTCAGTTGCTGCAATACTTTCAGCAAACCTTCGCGGCCCCCACCGTGGCCACAAATCTCTACACCCCTGGCACTGGATTCAATATCACAGTACCCACGCCAGTCAGTGAACAGCAATGGATGATCATCCAACCTGCTGGCACTTTGGCCGCTGGTACTGTGACCCTTCCCTTGAACACTGGCGTGCCAGACGGAACTCAGGTAAGAGTCACCACCACACAGATCATTACCACCTTCACGCTGGCCCTGAACGGCGCAACAGCGGCTTTTGGTGCTCCCACTACTTTGGCCGCTAACGCATTCTTCACAATGCGCTTCTACCAAGCCACCAATAGCTGGTATCGCGTTGGGTAAGCCATGCAGATTCAAATTCTTAGCGGGATTTATGCTGACAGCACACCCGAACTGCGAACAGCGTATCCGGTCAACATGGTGCCAGTACCTAAGCAGTCTGGGATTAGTAATGGGTTCTTGCGCCCCGGTGATGGCATCGTCGCAAATGGGACAGGCCCAGGCATTGATCGAGGTGGTGTGAACTGGAATGGAACTTGTTACCGTGTCATGGGGACAAAGCTGGTTTCAGTGTCTAGCAATGGAACGGTGACGGTCTTGGGGGATGTGGGCAGCGGTGGGCCTGTCACCTTTGATTACAGCTTTGATTCTTTAGCCATTGCATCCGGTGGGCGCTTGTATTACTTGAATGGATCACTTACCCAAGTGACAGATACAGACCTTGGTAACGTGGTGGATTTTTGTTGGGTTGACGGTTATTTTTTGAGCACGGATGGCGAGTTTCTCATTGTGACGGAACTCAACGACCCGACCCAAGTTAACCCATTGAAATATGGAAGCTCAGAGGTTGACCCGGACCCGGTCTTGGCTATTGTCAAACTTAGAAACGAGGTCTATGCGTTAAACAGACACACTATTGAAGTGTTTGATAACGTAGGTGGTGACTTGTTCCCCTTTGCACGTATTGAGGGCGCACAGATTCAAAAAGGCGTGATTGGCACACATGCTTGCTGCGTTTACATTGACCGAATTGCTTTTTTAGGTGGAGGCAGAAACGAAGCCCCTGGCGTTTACGTGGGCGCGTCATCTGCCACCCAAAAGATCAGTACTCAGGAAATTGACGAACTGCTTTTGACCTACACCGAAGATCAATTGTCTCAAGTCAGGCTCGAAGCACGTAACGACAAGTCACACCAACATTTGTACGTCCACCTTCCCGACCGTACGATGGTCTACGATGCAGCCGCATCCGAGGCGCTTGGCGATCAGGTTTGGTTTACCCTTACAACCACAGTTGTCGGATTCAGTCAGTACCGCGCACAAAACATGGTTTGGGCCTACGACAAGTGGCTGGTTGGCGACCCACAATCTAATTCAATCGGTTACTTGGTGCAAAACACAGGACACCATTGGGGCCAACAGGTTCGATGGGAATTCGGCACGACTATCGTTTACAACGAAGGCAACGGCGCAATCTTCAACCGACTTGAATTAGTCAGTTTGACGGGTAGCGTAGCCCTTGGCAAGAATCCACAAATCAGCACCAGTTACAGCGTCAACGGCCTTGCATGGAGTCAGGACCGAAGCATCTCAGTTGGAACCACTGGAAACACTGCCAAGCGTCTTGCATGGTTTCAGCAAGGCCACATGAGGAATTGGAGAATCCAAAGGTTTCGTGGTGACAGTGATGCCCACATTTCCTTTGTTCGCCTCGAAGCTCAGATTGAGGCATTGGCGTACTGATGGCAACCGCACCCCAATCCCGCAGGCTTAACCTTACCCGTGACCAACTCGCGGCGTTCTTGACCGATCAACAACAGATCAGGCAGTTTGAACTGCTGTTCTCCACAGTCGATCAAATCCAAGCTATTACGGGTACTGATTTTGAATATCAGGCCGACAGCGCAGCGGCCACAGCCAACAGCGCATTGGCCCAGCTTGCTGCATTTGCCCAAGAGTCGGCCATCAATTGCGCCTTGGCTGAAAACAAAGCAAATCAGGCATTGGAACTGCTAGACAATCTGACCAAGGCTGTAGAGGGCTTGCAAATGGCACCCCCGCCAAGGGAATTTAAGCGTTCAAGATACGGCTCGTTCTACGACACCACCACGCAGACAGCCACCACCATCAACACGGCCAAGGCCGTCACGTTCAACAACACCGATTTGAGCAATGGCGTGTATCTTGGCACCCCGACATCGAGGGTGTACGTGGACACACCGGGCATTTACAACTTCGACACTTCGTTCCAACTGGACAAAACAGCAGGCGGAACGGGCGAGTTCTTTTTTTGGTTTAGGCTCAACGGCGTAGACGTGCCAGACAGTGCCAGTCAAATCAGAATTCAGGGCAACAACGCTGAAATTTTTTCATCGCTGAATTACTTTTTTGATCTCAAAGCCAATGACTATATTGAGCTGATGTTTTCGGTGAGCGACCTCACTGTCGAAATTGCTGCATTTCCTGCGGCTGCACCCCACCCAGGCATCCCGTCCATTATTCTCACAGTTGCCAACAACATTGAAGGTGTCTTATGACCGTATCCATTAAAGTTCTGATCCCAGCAAAGCAGGCCGAGAACAGCCAGACCACGCAGTACACAGCAGTGAACTGCAAGGCCATCATTGACAAGTTCACGATCACCAACACCAGCGCCGGTAATCTGACCATCAGTGTCAACTTGGTGACAAGCGGGGGCAGTCCAGGTGCATCCAACTTGATTATGGACACACGATCAATCGCACCCGATGAAACCTATACCTGTCCTGAATTGGTGGGGCAGGCTTTGGAGACGGGTGGTTTTATTTCCACCATTGCCAGTGCAGCCACATCACTGACCATCCGAGCATCAGGACGTGAAATTACTTGATGCACGAAATGCAAATGTGGGACAATCAAGCCGCTGAGAAACATGCTACCAGCGGCATCCAATGAATATTGAGGTGTTTTTATGGGTTTACTTAGCGCACTAGGCGGCATTGCAGGCAACTTCTTGCTTCCAGGCATTGGCGGCGTAATTGGCGCTGGTCTTGGTGGAGCAATCGAAGGCCGCGAGTCAGTGGGAGATGCCTCACAAGTCCAACAGCAAGCAGCGCAAGGTGGCATTGATGAACAGCGCCGACAGTTTGACGCCATTCGGCAACTCTTGCAGCCCTACAACGAAGCAGGCACAGGCGCACTCGCACAACAGCAGGCATTGCTTGGACTAGGCGCACCAGGCGCACAGCAACAAGCCATCACAGCCTTACAAGGCAGCCCACAATTTGCTGCACTGCAACAGCAGGGTGAAAACGCCATCCTTCAAAACGCATCTGCCACAGGTGGTTTGCGTGGCGGTAACGTACAAGGCGCACTCGCACAGTTCCGTCCAGCCCTGCTCTCTAGCCTCATCAATCAGCAATACGAGCGCCTTGGTGGTCTGTCATCCATCGGACAGAACGCAGCAGCCGGTGTCGGCAACGCTGGCATGTCCACAGGAACCAACATCGCAACCTTGCTAGGAAGGCAAGGACAAGCCCAGGCTGGAGGCATCCTAGGCCAACAAAGCGCCCTCACTGGCGGCATCAACAAAGCCTTTGGCGCAGTCCAGGGCGCAGGTGGTTTTGGTCAATTGTTTGGTGGTGCATCCAGCCCATTCAGCGGGACTGCAATCTCTGGACCAACAAGCATGTCACAAGCCGATTACGCAGCCCTCAGCGGCTTTTAAGGAATAGACATGGAACCCATCAACTACCTCGCACAAGTTGCAGACCCTTTCGCACAGGCAACGCAAGGCTTGCAACTTGGCGCAGGCATGGTCGAATTGCAGCAAAAACAAGCCGCCATGGTCCAACAGCAGCAGCGGCAACAATTGGCGGCGCAAGAACAGTCCAAATTCTTTTCAAACCCAAAGCCAACCATGCGCGATGCTGCACGGTATGCCTCACTACTTTCACCAGAGCAAGCAAACGCATTCCGACCATTCATGGAAGGCATCAGCAAAGAACAACAGCAAGGCGCATTGAAATCAACCGGGCAGCTTCTTTCTGCACTACAAGCCAACCCACAAACCGGAATCAGGCTTTTGCAAGAACGCGCAGTTGCAGCCCAAAATAGTGGCGACCAAGATGACGCAAACCTGTTTAACCGTCTCGCAGAAGCCGCAATCAAAGACCCGGTGCAAGGCACGCAAACAGCTTTCAAAGCATTGGTGCAAAGTTCCGCAGGCATCCCCGGTGCAAAAGAGTTCTTTGAGACCATTGATAAAGGTCTAGGAACGGCGCGTGATGAAGCAATGGCCCCAGAAAAGCAACGCGAAGCCATAGCAGTTGCAGACAAAGCAGTAGCTGATGCAACGACAGCGCAAGCCACAGCCAAGAATGCAGAAGAACGAGCCAAAGCCGATGCGGATAAAGCTAAAGCAGACGCAGACAAAGCCAGAATTGACGCTCAGTATGCAGGCCCATTGGCGCAAGCCAACCTGAACTTGAATGCAGCACAGATTAAGAACATCAACAGCGAAATCGGCAATCGAGCCGCCAAGCTGAATCTTGATCGCCAAACCATGCAGGTCACAGTCGCTGAAAAGCTGTCAAGCATTCAAAAAAATATGACAGAGATGCCAGTCGACACTCGCAAGTTGGTCAACGAATCCGCTGTGACGGCGGCAGCGGCTAAACAATCGGCTGGTCAATTTAACGATCTTGCAAAACAATTGGAAGCCGCTGGTGGTGGTTACGGCGTGTTTAGCAGCGCCTCGGAATTTCTGAAAAAAGGAACAGGTTTTCAAGGTGGCCTTACGCAACTTAGAAACGAATACACACGTTTGCGAAACTCAGCCGCTATCAAGTCACTGCCACCAGGCCCAGCCACCGATGCAGATATTCAATTGGCCTTAAAGCCCTTCCCGCCTGAAACCGCTGACGCTAAAACAATGGCGAGTTTTCTTCGGGGAATGGCTAAATTGCAAGACATTGAAGCATCCGTATCAAATGCCAAGACCGACTGGCTTGCTGGCAACAATGGCGTGTTGACCCGTGCGAAGAACACATTTCAAGCTGGCGACTACGCAACCAAAGCGGGTGAATCCTTCAATGACTTTACCCAGCGAGTCGTGCAAGACGTTAGCAAGCGTTACGACCCAACACAGCAGACTTCTTTGGCGCAGCAGATCCCCACAGATCGCAATCCAAGACCAGCAGCAGCCCAAAACAACATCCGGTCACAAGCTGACGCCATCTTGAGTGGAGGCCGTTAAATGGCAACAGCCGATGAATACGCATCTTGGATTGTCAAGAATTCTGCAAAGCGCGGAACGCCTGAGTTCGACACTGTGGCGCAGGCCTACCAGCTTGCCAAGGGCGAAGAGAACACGGCCACCTTCCAGCAGCAGAACGCACCACTGCCACAGCAGCCAGGCGTGATGGATCAGATCGTCGGTGCTGGTGAAACAGCACTGACCCTTGGCACTGGCGCAGTCGGTGGCACGCTCGGCACGTTAGCCGGAACTCTCCAAGGTTTGTCGCAGCAAATCCTGTCTGGCAACTTTGGCACGCCAGAAGCCATGCGTGCAGTCGAGCAAGCCGCGGCAAAGGGCGCACAGGCGCTCACCTACCAGCCACGCACCCAAGCTGGCCAGGAACAGGTGCAAGCAGTGGGCCAAGTCCTGGCCAACGTCCTGCCACCAGTCTTGCCTGCAATTGCAGCCCCAGGCGCAGTGATGCAAGCAGCACGCACCGCAGCCCCAACAGTTGGCGCAGCCCGTCAGATCGGGACAGCAGCAGGCCAGCGTGCGGCCACAGCAACAGGCCAAGCCATCGCCAGGCCAGTGCAAGCGGCCACCACAGCCGTGCGCGAGACCTTTGGCATGGAGACCCCAGCCGTGGCCACCACAGCCCCAGCAGCCGGTGCGCGGGTTTCCGGTGGTGCAGCAGCCACCCCAGAGGCCATGCGACGCGCAACCACGGCAGAAAGCCTGCCCGTGCCCGTCACCCTCACCAAAGGCGCGGCCACCAGGGATGCCCAGCAACTGGCCTTTGAGAAGGAACAGATCAAGAGCGATCTGGGTGGACCCCTGCGCCAGCGTGCCGAGGAAAATAACCTGCAAGCCTTGCAGAACTTTGACGCACTGGTGGACATGACAGACGCCCAACTCATGGACTTGTCCAGCACAGGCGGCGCTGTCGTCAAGTCTTTGACCGAAGGCCTCACAGCAGCCAAGAACCGCACCCGCGCCGCCTACAAAGCAGCCGAGAAAGCTGGCGAACTGGAGAACAACGTCACCCTCACAACGGTGGTGGACTACATCAACGAGAACATCCCAGAGGGTGACTTGGCTCCGGTACTCAAGGCAGCCCAGCAGAAAGCCATCGCAATCGGTGCAGCAGCCCCAGACGCAGACGGAAGACTGGTGGCCCAGCCCATCACACTGCGCCAGGCAGAAAGCCTGCGCCAGACCTTCCAGCGTGCAGGCTTTGAAGGTGCAGACCAGTTTCACGGCGGCAGCCTGCGTCGGGTCTTTGACGTTGAGACCGAAGGCATGGGTGGTGACCTCTACAAAAAGGCCCGTCAGACTCGCATCGACCAGGCACGCAAGTTCGAGAATCGCGCCATCGTCGCCCGTCTCATCAAGAACCGCAAAGGCATGGAAGATCCTCAGGTTGCAGCCGACCAGGTTTTCCGCAAGTCCGTGCTGAACTCCTCACCAGAAGAAATCACGTTCCTGAAGCGCGTCTTGGTCACCAGCGGCAAAGATGGCCAGCAAGCCTGGAAAGAGCTGCAAGGCGCCACCGTGCGACACCTCAGAGACGAGGCCACCAAGGGCATGGGCACGGACTCACAAGACCGCCCCATGATCTCCCCAGCCAAGCTGCACCAGTCCGTGCAAGCCCTCGATGCCAATGGCCGCTTGGATGTGCTTCTCGGCAAGAAGAACGCACAGACCGTGCGCGATCTTGACGACGTGGTGCGCTACGTCACCACAGTGCCACCAGGCACACTGGTCAACAGCTCAGGCACAGCAGGCACGCTCATGGCAGCCATCGCAGAAGCCGGGGCCACAGGCGCACTCACAGGCTTGCCATTGCCGGTAGCATCTGGCCTGCGCCAGATCATCAAGATGCGCCAGGAAGGGCGCACCAAGGCCAGAATCAACGAAGCCCTCAACGCATTGCCACCCGTGCAGCCTTGAGCGACAATCCACCATCCAGGAGAACCAGTAAATGTCCGCACTCTCGATCAAACCGCCATACCCAGCATTTGCTGGCGCTGACGGCCTGCCATTGGAGAATGGTTACATCTGGGTCGGCACGGTCAACCTGAACCCTCAGGTCAACCCCATCTCGGTGTTTTGGGATTCGGCTTTGACCATCCCAGCAGCTCTGCCCATCCGCACGCTCAACGGCTACCCGGTGTACCAGGGCAGCCCATCGCGCTTCTACGTGGGCACAGACTACAGCATCCAGGTGCTCGACAGCAAAGGCAGCCTGGTCTACACCTCACTGAATGGCAACATCACTTCTGGATCGGTGGCCACCAATGCAACTGGCAATGGAACGCAGACAGTTTTTGCTGTCAGTTCCACACCATTCGCAATCTACATCAATGGCGTCTATCAAAACCAGAACACTTACACAGTGTCTGGCGGTAATGTGACATTCTCAGAAGCGCCACCCATCACCTCTGTGATCGAATTCTTGGTTTAAGGAGACCGAAATGCTCAAGACAGTTTCAGCAATTGCAACACAAATAATCTCGTCAATAACTGGCGGATTGGTTCAATTCACAGGCCCAGCAGCAGGCACGACAAGAGTTATCACAGTGCCAAATGCAAATGCAACAATGGCACGCACCGATGCAGCGCAATCATTCACTGGCGATCAAACTTTAAGCAATGGCAATCTCGTCATTGGAACCTCTGGCAAAGGCATCGACTTTTCTGCTACATCGGGCGCAGGCACAAGCGAGTTGCTGAGTGACTATGAGGAAGGTGACTGGACGCCATCGTTTTTCAATTTGACGGTTGTTGGCACTCCCACATACACAGGCAAATACACCAAGATCGGACGACAAGTCACATTTGTGCTGCAAATCCAGTCTACAACCAGCACTTCATCAAATTTTGGGACGACTGGTTTTTCGTTACCCTTTAACCCTGCGGATAAATCAACACTCAGTGCTGTTCAATCTTCTGCTGGTGCAACTTACGGCGTCGGTCTTATATTTACAGACGGCAATGCCTACCCACCAACTTGGGCGGCTAATGCCAGTGTGACCCTTTCGGGCACATTTTTTGTTTAAAGGGTTGTTATGTCTCTTACCAAAGCAACTTACTCAATGATCCAAGGCGCTCCAGCCAATGTGCTGGACTATGGTGCTGATGCAACTGGCGTGGCCGATTCGACTGCTGCGTTTAATTTGGCGTTGGCTACTGGTCGCGCTGTGTATGCCCCAAAAGGCACATACAAGATAAACATTGTCATTTCAACAGACAATAAAACTATCTATGGTGATGGCATTGGGAAAACAATTTTTAGCCCTTTTACAGCAGCAAGCCCTGTCATTACTTTAAATGGTGACATTGCCGGAACAATTATCAGAAACTTTTTGTTTGAAAATTTTACTATCAACGGTAATGCAAAACAGGGTCATGGTTTCTTAATCACAAATACCGCAGACACACGCGGGGTTGACGAAATTGTTTGGCGTAATCTACGAATCAATTTTTGCAATTGCGGTATTTTCTGTGGTGGTAGAAGCATTTGGAACGAGCTTGACAACGTATACTGTGATTACAACATCGACGGTATTCACATTGAGACAGATCAAGCCGTAAACACATGGGCTTTTACCAATTGCGGCGTTAGAGTAAATAATCGCGATGGGTTTTATGCCGAAAAAACTGATGTTTCTGTTACTGGAATGATTGGCTTTACGTTCAACAATTTCAACGCAGAATACAACGGTCAAGATACTTCACTTACGACTGTGCGTGGAATGTATATCAGCGGCGCTCAAGGTTGGGTTTTCAACAATCTGACGCTTGAAGGCAATGGTGCTGATTTACCATCTGTTGAGAGTTACGGCGTTCATTTCACTGGAATATTAAACTCAGGCATCGTCATCAATGGCTGTTGGGCGGTAAATTCCAAGTACATGATTGTGTTTCAAGGAACTAGGGCTGGCGGTTCCGTTGACAATATTTATTTCATGTCCCCTTATGCTGGCGGTAAGGGCTTGTATATTGCTTCGCAATGGGCTAACGATCTTGCAAAAATTCAACTCGGGCAAAGCATTAATGGCCTCATTGAAGTTGTTTTCGATGTCAACGGTCTTTGGCCCATCACTCAAGGTGTTGACTATTACGGCGGTGCTCAGACAACACTGTCGTTGCAAAACCGCAAAAACGTCACGATTAACACCGTAGCAGCAACATCGAACATTGCAACTTTGACAGGTTTGATTAGCGGCGATGTTGTGTTTCTGTATAACTACGCAAACGGCGGAACAAACAAAATTACATTGGCTGCTGGTTTGATGGCTAGTGGTGTGGCGTATGACATCAATGCAGACACGGGCAAGCAATTCATGGTTCTTGGCTTTCCCTTTAACGGCAAACTTACACCAATTTGAAAGGTAAATCATGGCACTTCGTAAAATCATCGAGGCAGAAGGTAAAGCTGTTATTCAAACCACAATGGGATCTATTGAAAACGGAACTCAGAAAGTCTCTTTTTCCGCTTACATCAAAGTGGTTTCGATTGACGGCGACAAAAGCAAAGTGAACGCCAATGTGCATTTCGCTGGAGATCAAGTTCAGTTCATCAAACACTATCAGCAGATCCCAGTGTCTGTTGAAGTCGGCGCCCCCAATTTCATCGAGCAGGTCTACAAATATTTGAAGACACTTCCAGAATTCTCTGGAGCTGTTGACTGTTAACCGTGCCAGTGCGGATCACTGGATTCTTGGTTTTGATTGGAGATCAAAATGGCTTTAGAAAAAGTTGAGATTGTTGACCGCATTGAGGTCTTGGAAAGCGGCTCTGTGCAAGTTCGCACCAAGACCGTAATCAAAGAAGATGGCGTTGAAATCAGCAGCAAGTTTGCTCGCCACGTTGTCGCCCCCGGCGATGATTACAGCGCCGAAGATGCAAAGGTCAAAGCCATCTGCGCTGCCATGCACACCGCTGACGTTGTGGCCGCATACAAGGAATTGCAAAATGCTGCTCAAACTTCTAAAGTCTAAAACAGTCCTGTTTGCACTGCTTCTTGCGGTGCTTTCGATTGTGCAAGGGTATGTATTCTTGCTGCCCATCACGCCGACTGAGCAAATGTTTGTCGGTATCGCCATTTCAATTGCTGTGACGTTACTTCGTATTGTTACGACACAGCCCATTTCTGAAAAATAATTTTTTTGAAAGAAACCATAAATGTCAACCAATTCTCAAATCGCATTTGCCCCCCTTGGCAAGACCGTAGTCGTAGCCGCAGCCGCATCAGCCCCCACAGGCGTGCAAGCTCCGGTCTACGAGAAGTTCAACCCTCAGAACGCAGGCCAATACCGTTTCATCAACAACGGCACGACCACCGTGTTCTTGGGCACTGGCCCAACAGCTGCACTAGCCCAGGCTGCTTCGGTTGCTCCAGTCGCTGGCACGCCTTCGGATGCCATCGTCTTGGTGCCTGGCGCTGTTGAGGTCTTGCGATTCAATATCAACACATACTTTAGCGGCCTGTCCAGCGCAGCGGCTACTGTCTACATCACGCCCGGCCAAGGCATTTGATGCAAGACCGAATCTTAAAATTGATAGGCGAAAACCCACGAACAGCAAAAGAACTTGCCGATTCGTTGGGTGTTTCTAAACAAGAGATCATTGATCTACTTGAAAATATGCCTGTCAAAAAGATTCGGTTAATCAGTCGAAACGGAAAATCTCAACCACTTATTTTTTATAAGTACACACTATGAAACGCGCATCCATTGCAGCCTTAACGCTTTCAGCCGCCGGTCTTGCTGGGATTGTCGCGCACGAAGGTTATACATCACGCGCCGTTGTCCCTGTTGCTGGCGATCCTCAGACCGTGGGGTTTGGAAGCACCACACGGCCCGATGGAACGCCCGTAAAGAAAGGCGAGACCATCACCCCCGTGGAGGCTGTTCGCTTTGCTGTTGAACACATCGCAAAGGATGAAAAGCGACTTGCAAAATGCGTGAAGGCTCCTGTTTCTCAGAAAGAATATGACATTCTTGTGGGTCACTCTTACCAGTTCGGTGCAGTGAAAACATGTAGTTCCACCATCGTCAAAAAAATCAACGCAGGTGACTATATCGGAGCTTGCAATGAGTACGAACGCTGGAAAAAAGTCCGGGGCAAAGATTGCAGTGTCGAAGGTAGCGGATGCGCCGGGGTTTACACCAGGGCACTAGAGCGCCGGGACCAATGTTTGGCGGCACAAAATGTAAATACCCCAACACCGGATGACGAAGTTGATGTGGTGGTTTCTGAAGTAACCACTAACTATTCTTGGATTGTTGTTATTTTGTTAGTTATCGCCGGGTTTTTTGCTTACCGCCGCTGGAAACAATGAATCGCATTTTCATTGCATTGATTTTGGTCGCTGCCTCTGTCGCAGGTTTTATGCTTTACCAAGCTGGAAGAATCCACGAAAAAAGCCATTGGCTTTCTTTGGAAAACTCCACCCTACGAGAACAGGCCAAAGAAATCGCTAGACAGGTCGAGCAAGCCGCCAAAGCACAAAAGGAATACATCCATGCCCAAGATGAAATTAATGACCTTGCTGTGCGTTTGCGCGATTCTGACCGGCTGCGCGTCCAGTCTGACCACAGAGCAAAGATCGAAAAAGCCACAAGCGCAAATCTCAGAATCTACGCCCGTGGATTACACGATCTTTACTCAACGTGTCGAAAAGAATTTGAAGCAATGGGACTTGAAGGAGCAAGAGCTGCTTCAGGTGTTGGAGCCTTGAACGTAAAGTAAACAACGGCTACCAAACACAAAAGCCATATCACCCCAACAATGCCAAGCAAAAACCACTTGGCTAGTGCCTTGCCGTAACGCACCCAGAATGATGACAACCCCAAGGGCTTTGCTGCCATCATCACGGGCCTTGCCTTTGCTACCTTAGCGACACGTTCAATTCTTTCCTTGCGAATCGGGCAGTCACGGCCTTGGTTGCAGTTTCCGTAGTCATCACAACATTTTTTCATACCCGTGCCACTCCATGTCTTTGGGTTAAATGCACATTAGGCACATAGACCTCACGCATTGACCCGTTGCAAATCCTGGTTGATACACATTCATTCAGTGCCAATTCTTCACCCAGAGCAACCCGGCCCATTTTGCTAATTTCGTACATTCCCGCTTGCCCCCCGAATTGTTTGATGTAGTGCATTCCATACATCCCGTTGATTGTCTTTGACAGCGGCCCGATGTTCAATTTCATTTCCAAGTCCAGGCGATTCAGTTTGCCGTTTTTGCGCAAACATTCCAAGACTGCTTTGGCTTTTTGACCGAGTTGAGTTCCTAGTTTCATATTTGTTTTTCTAAAATTAAGCAAAAGTTGTCGCCGTCCGGTGTAATCCCGCAAACTTCTTGAGTTGTTGAACACGCCGAAAGCAGGGCGGCGATTAAAAGAAGGCGGGTCATTCTTGTCCCCTTGCTCGGATGGCGGCGGCAGCGTGTTTTGTCGCATATGGGCTTTGTCCTTCTCTTTCGCACACCTTTGCACACGCCTCACGCTCATCAGCACGGACAAGGGCAGCAAATGCTGTGAGGTGTGCAATGCTTCCATCTACAGCATTAATTTGTACAACCACATCAAAGCCAGCCTCACGGGCCATGTCTATCGTGGTTTTCATTTCATTCCTTTCAGCATCTCTGCTCTGCAATCGTTAAATCCCTGCACATATTGGGGATGCTCACCCTCTCGCGTTCCAAAGGCATCGGGCACGGCTGGCTGTGCTGCGTTGGTTTCTTCTAAAGGCTCAACAATACGCGCCATTGGATACAACACACTAAATTCATCAGAAAGCAACCTGTTTGCTATTGCTTTTGTCATCCTGCCAGTTGTTGCCCATCGGCCAGATTCCATGGTGTCTTGCGCCCAATATTCAATTGCCACTGGTTTTTCATTGTCTTTTGTCATATCTACCTTTCGTTGATTGTTTGCTGGCTGTGCGGGTTGAACAGCAAGCATTGCATCCAGCATGCGTTGCGGTAGACCATCAACACCATTGGCCCGATGCAACACCTTCACGGCTGCAATGTGCATTTCTTCGGTGACGCGAGCGGGCAATGGTGCTGGCTGTGCGGGTGTTGGCTGGACCTTCAGCGCCTTCGCAAGCATTGCTCGAATGCACTCAGTAGTGCCTTTGTTGTCAAACGCCCATTCATCGTATTCATCGGTAGCGGCTTGAATCATTTCATCGGTTGGCTTACCCAGCGCCACTGGCTCCTGCACAGTAGGTACTGCAAGGGCTTGCTTGATGGCGGTGATGGCTTCTTTTCCAACGCCATCAGTGTTCCCACCACAGTTAATCAACAACGCCTCCAGCGCCAGCTTCAATGCTTCGTCTTTTGTGTGTGTCATGTCAACTCCCTCTCGGCCATCTCGTCGGCCATCTTTGCCCAATACTCCCGGCTCACGCTATCCACCAGGATTCCAACCTGATCGAACTTGCGCTCGGCCAGCACCTTGGCCAGCACCATCTTGACGTTGGTGCTTGCCTCGCCCAGCGCCTCGGTGATGTTGAACCCGTCCATCGGATCGCAAGCCTCACCGTGTTGCATCAGTTCAACAGACCGCGCCTCAATTGCCATTGATCGGCGTTCTGCCCGGTCTTCGTCATCTTGACGGTTGTTCATCATCATGGTGTTGTAATCGCTCATGGTTTACTCCTGTGCTTTGGCAATGGCAAAACGTAACTTTTGCGTTTCGTGTGCAATAAATTCGTCATCACATCTCAGTAATTTCAATTGAGATGTAATGCGGTTAACTGCGTCTTCTGCTGCCTCCAGCAATTCAGCATTGACTGAGTGCAAGCGTCGCAGTTCTGCGGCTGCCTCCCAATATCCAGTCTTTACTGTTCCATCCAGCTCATCAGCCAATCGCAAGGCTTCGGGTTGTGTACTCATGACGACCACCATGCAACCAGCAAAGCGGCCATGCCGCAACCAATTGCCAAAGCCAAGGCATAACCAGCCAAACGCTCGCCCAATGGTTCTTTAGAGTCGTGGCTAACATAGCCTGGGGTGAAGTGACACTCATCAAGAGTGCGGGGGGTTTTGAGGTGTGAGTCTTTCATGTCGTTCTCCTTGATGTGGGGCCGAAGCCCCGGTTGGTTTAGATTGCTGTCAAAGAAGAAACTGGAAGTGACATTTCGCCTTTACGCGCTTTGCCAGTTACCTTGCAATACTCTTTAACCTGTGCGTATTGTTCTCCATCAATGCTGCGAAAGCCCAAGATGATGAACTGTCCGAATTTTGCTTTTACGATTTGATTAATGTTGAAAGTCATTTGTTAGCTCCTGTTGTGTTGTTGATGGCTCAATCATAACACGAACACCCACAAACTTAAAAGATTTTTTTATAGGGATAAACCCTTATATCGCAACATCGTTCGGTTTTCGCTTACCGTCCATCAAGTCATGCAATCGTTTCTCGGTCAGTCGGTGGCATCGAATCATCGTGCGTGCTGGCAACACGTCAAGAAGGGCGGCGTAGTCTTCCAAGATCGCCCTCACAGCCTGAATCCCTGCACCGTCCAACCGGATAGCGTTACCCGCTAGGTTTCTGCGTCCTGCCATTGCCATCGCTGTGATGGCATCCATCAACAGCCCTGAGTTGTCCTCGCAGACTTGCATGGTTTCAATCAATGTCTCCATGAGGTTGACGGCATCTGAAACTACCCGCCAATCATCGGTAGTTGGGTTTTCGCCTTTTTCCATCGAGGCCAAACCTTCATACATTCTGGTCAACTGGTGGCGGCGGTACTCCACTGGTAATGGCTCGGTCGGGCTTGCCATCATTTCATCCATGATGGTGTAGTGCTTGGGCCTTTGGGCCGGGCGTTTCTTCCCGGCCTTTCTCACACAAAACCTCGCAAGTCTGGTGCTTTGTAGTCTTTGCCTTTGCCGATCTTGCCGCCAGGCAGTATTACGGCCTTACCGTCTTCCAGCTTTGTATCGTTGGAATCAAGGACAGCAGCATCGGCCCCAATCTTGTCCATACCTGCCAAGTAAGCCACGCCATTACCCGTGACTTCGGTATCACACAAGGCGTCCAGGGCATCAATCCGAAAGTGTACCGGGATGTAAACAAATTGCTCACGGCGTTTCAGCTTTCCAGCAAACCACTCGAGCTCGGTGCGAGTACGGTCCAACAATTTGCCGTAACCCTCAGAGTCGCTTCGCAGCGCCCTTAGGAACTCGCAGAACTCCTCCAGGTGGCAGCCGATCTGCACAGACAGATTCTCGATGTCAGGCTCTTTGCCGCAGGCCTTTAACCAGGCAGCGGTGCGTTCGTAGTTGTTCATTTTTTCACCTTCACAAGTTCAATTCGGATGTAGTGCAAAACCTGCGCGGAAATGCTGCGAGTGTTTTTTTCTGCTTCGGCTTTCAGCTTTTCCATGACGTCATCGGGTAGCCGGACAGTGATGAATTTTGTTTTGTTCATTGTTGACCTCAAAACGGGCAATCCGGCATGTCATCAAACCCGCTAGGCGCAGGGGTTTGTCGTGCAGGCGCTTGGCGTTGCGCTGGCGCTGCTTTTGGCGCTTGTTGTTCACCACCACCCTGCAAAGCCACATCATTCACGCGCACGTCCATTGCGGTCTTTTTGTTGCCGTCTTTGTCGGTGTATTCGCGCATTTGAATGCTGCCCGACACTGTGACCTTTTGGCCCTTTGCCATGTATTGCTGCAAAGTGGTAGCGCGTTTGCCCCACATCTGGCAGTTCCACCAAAGAGTGGGTTTTTCCTTACCTTGCGAGTCAGCGACCGTAAAAGACAAGACCTGATCTTGTCCGATTTGTTTCAGTT